ACTTTGGAATTAACTCATTACAGGACAAAAACATCTTTGCTGTTCCGATAATCTCTATTGAAGAAGTGACAAATAGAGAGATAGAAGTTTTAGATTATGAACCAGGTGTTAGAACAAAGCACGGAGAGGATAGATATATAGTAAAAATTAAGATCGACAATTCAGAACGCAAATTTTTTACAAACGCAGCTCCTATTAAAGAGGCCTTGTCAAAAATCAGCAAATCAGATCTGCCATTTTTAACAACAGTCAAACAACAACGATTTGGCTCTGGCAGTGGAAAGACTTTTTATTTCACATGAGTAGTTTAATTAATATTTAAAATAGATTTAAAATGGATGTAAAGAATTTAACAGCAGAAGAGCGCGCTGCGCTCATGGTTGAGTTGCAAAGGCAAGAGATTGAAGACAAACAAAAAAGGGAGGATGATATTGCCGCCTGGAGATCTCTTGTAGACGAGTCAGTTAAAAACAGTTTCCCTCGTCTTGTTGGGATATCAGAAAAACTGCAGAAAAACAAATCAGAAATCCGTGAAACATTCCGTAAAGCAATTGAGATGAAGCAACTGATTTATGGTGTAAAAGAAACGCAAAAGTCGCACCAGTTCATGGATGCTGACGGCCAGTTCCGGATTACTTTAGGTGTGAATGTCAATGATAATTATGACGACACCGTAGAAACAGGGATTCAGATTGTAAAAGACTACATAGGGAGCTTGGCCAAGGATGATAGTTCAAAAATATTAGTAGACACAATTATGAAGCTTCTCGCAAAGGATCAAAAAGGGACATTAAAAGCTTCCAGGGTATTACAGTTGCAACAAATGGCTGAGCGATGTGGTGATGCTAAGTTTTTGGAGGGAGTTAAGATTATTCGTGATTCTTATAAGCCTATTGAGTCAAAAACATATATCAAAGCGGAGTATCGCGATGAAAATGGCTCCTGGATAAATGTTCCTCTCGGTATGACAGAGGCATAAAAAAGCCCCGAGTAAAGTTACTACAGGGCAAAGACTGGCAGGTCGAACAAATGTAGTAATTTTATTCATAATGGCCTACAACAGAAGATACTTATTACAACGTATAGTTGAAATTCAGGAAATCGTTCTAACTGAAAAGCAGCGTGGTCTATCTCAGGCATGGATATATCGTAACTTGATATATGATAAGTATCGAATATCTGAGGGGACATTTAATAAATATCTAGGTATAAACGCAAAAGAACAGTTACGTAAGCTTAATGAATCAAAGGAGGGTCAATAGCCCTCCTTTTTTTATTCTGCACTATTATCTTCGAATTCGCATTCAAAAACAATCTTATATACAAATAAGCCATCACTACGAATCTCCTTTCCTTGAGATGTTCTACTGAGTGCATTGAAATTCTGAGTTTCAAATCCCTGCAAACATGCATATACCTCTGAGATTGTATCATAGATTTCAAGGCTGCTGTTTCTGGCTGCATCAGGTGCCTTGGATGACGTTCTGGCAGGAGTGATATTCCAAGCCAGGCGTATAGTGATAACCGCTCTGCAGTCTTGTATTTTATCTGTTAAACTTTTACATCCCGGTATTTCAATTAATATAATTGCCCCTGGAAATGCAATTGAAGCTCGGTCTTGTTCTTCAAGCTGTCCGCGGTCAAGGTCTATCCATTTAAGCTTATTTACGTCCTTAAGCTTATTCATTATTGCATTGTAAATTGTTTTCATTTTAATATTTTCTTTATTTCTGCAGTTATCTTGGTTTCAATATTTTTCTTCAGAACAACCGATTTGCCCATAAATGGTCTTGCCGGCATCTGAAATACTTTTTTGCCATACACCTTTGCCATTTCGCCGAATTGGTGCACACTTGCATATGGAGTTGCGTCTGTTACTCTTACACCATTTTCAATTTTGACATATGAAATTGAGTTTTTTAACTCGCTTGTTTCTCCTGATAGTATCTTCGCTAAGGTTCGTGCCTGCGAGAATTTTCCTGTTTGTCCGGAGTGACCGTGCCATTTTGAATCTGGATCACGACGTTTAACTTCTGGCCACTTTTGAATAGACTCATCTGTGAACCCTTCGTTCTCAAACGAGGCTTTAAAGTGGTTTACAGCTTCAACCCCAAGGATGTCTTTAATAGGCTCACCCTGAACGAAAGCTTGAACTTTGTCCATTTTTGCGGCGAACTGTTTTTCAAAATCCTTGATGTTCATTTGTAAAAAATTCTATTGTATTTTAAAAAATGCTATATTTGTGTCGAGACAGTCGTTTAAGCCAGTACATTGGATAACTATCCTCTAAGTGAAGCTTATTCGGCTGTTTTCTTTTTATCTACAATCGTATAGAGATTATACTTTCCTTGTATATTTTCATCTACAATAATTATGAAGTCTACTGATTTGAATGCTGTCTCAAAGTAGTGATATCTTATTATGTGAGGTTTCTTATCTGCTTTTGTGTTTGTCTGTGCCCCAACATATTTTGCAGTTTTTAAGAGCATATCAATCTGCGTAATTGCTTCAAGTTTTGTAATTGGGTCTGAAATTGGATTATTGATTGCTTCTTTGATCCCCTTTACTGTAAGGCCAATCTTAAAATTAACTTCAGGGTTAGAATATGTCTTACCTACTCCTTTCTTTGCTTCTGAGAGCGTTTTTTTACGTTTTTCCTTTAAGATTTCCTTATGTAATCGGACTCCCTCTTTTTCAATTCTAGCTCTAAGCTCCTCTTCTGTGTGCTTATAATACAATGTTTCGCTAGTGTCTGCAAACGAAGCGCTCTCTGCGGGATTATTATTAAATGGCGGGCTCACAAACTCTTCTGCCGGTACAGCCGTGGGTTCTTTGTCTGACTGTCGAACTGAGCACTGACAGTTCCAGTCAGATGGCGGCATATGTGTCTTCCACCATTCATGATTAATTGGCAGAATTGTTCCGGCATAATTTTCATGTGAGATTCTTGGAGTTGTTGCTGATGATTTGATATATTCAAGGTTCGGATATAGATCTGCTGTCTCTTGGAATTTTTTAAAGTTCGCTGCTGAACGTGCAGCCCTTACAGCGGTATTATATTCTGTTTGCAGCCAGGATACATTATACTTTTCTGATATCTGCAGGGCTAGCTTCTTAAATTTTGAAAATGAGCGTAAGTTGCCCTTTTCGTCATGAAGTAATGCAACAATCTCTTTTGTTTGCAAATGATTTTTAAATGCCGCAAAAACAGCCGTATTCTCCCGGAATTGTTTAATAAATTCCGAGTCTTTAACATATAAGAGTTCTCGGTTAATAGCTGTTTGTAGAGGCGTATTCGTTGCTTCAAACAGATTTTTATTAACCAGGGCTCTTTGTTGCTGTTCTTCGTAATATAGCTCTCGTATTGCCCTTTTAATAAGTTTATTGATGTTTATTGAATAGTTGTCAGCAAGAACAGTTTTTCCCGTGATATTCCTTTTCAATTTCTGAATGAAGTGTCTCATTTCCGCCCCGAGCTTTGCCGGGGCCTCTACGAAAAAATCATTTACTTCCTTATCTTTTTTTTTTGGATCAGGTTCGTTTTTATCTTTTGGTTCAGCTAGCAATGCCGGTTGTTTTCCAGCAGTCTCCTCCCCGTCTTTTGGTCGAGGAATTCCATGCTTATCATAAATATATGATGTAGGTATTTTTATTATAGTAGAAAGAGATACCAGTTCGTCAACAGTGAGGGGTTCTGCTGCTTCAGGGAATACAAAGTTACCTTCAGCCGGGAATCCTCTCTTGATTAGAATCGGTTTAACATAAGCGTTAAGAACTCTTTGTGTATAACGCATGTCCGCCTTGTTCTTACTCTCCTCTACTTGTTTGTGCACTTCGCCAAGGGCTCGCGCTCCTTTGTCACCTTGTACTGTCGTTAGAGTTTGGCCTAATACAGTAATCAACATCTCTTCATTACACGCTTTTCTAAAGTCGTTGTAAGATGTTCCTGAAGAGCCGTTACCTGTGTTGTTTACTGTTTCAACATCAGACTCCTTCGGAATCACTAGCCAGGGGGCACTTCCTGCTTTTGACAACGCTTCTTCAAGAAGTTGCCGGCTTTGAGTATCATAAGAAGAATATTTGCCAATTCTTTGTGGCATGCCAAATATCTCAAGCCATTGCGCGTAATCACCAAATCCCCCTCTCTTCCATATAGTGAAAGGAGCTGTTTTAATATACAATCCTCTATCTCTGTGATTTCCTAATACAAGTAGAAAATCATCATTTAAATAAGGTATTCCAGAGCTGTCGGATTCGTTAAGAAGGATTGATTGCGTCTCAAGTGATATGTGTTTAAATGGAATCGGATTAAATCCAAATCCATTTGAAAAATCAAATTCTCCTGCAGCTCTCCCCCAAAATTTTTTCTGCATTATACACGTTAACAGATCTTCGAACGCTAGGGTATCTATCAGGTCAACCATCTCCTGAACCTTTTCTCCCTTGAGGTTAGTGAATGCGAGCTCGCTGTTTGTAATTGCTGCTATCCGTTTTTCAACAGCATCTGATAACACACCATCTATCAGCAGATCTTCGTAAAGATCAAATAGCTGCTTTGGTCTTCCCATGTCGGCAGATCTGAGAGCGGTTCTCCATTTTGTTACGTCAGAGGTGGAGCGCTGTGGCGCTTTAATAACTATTTGCGGATAAATATTTTCCCTCCCTTGGGATTTCCTAGTTGTTGCCATATTTAAAAATGTTGACCTTTTTGAGGATTACTACCAAATATTATTAAACCGCTCGTGTCTGGATCTTGCACAGGTAAATCTGCAGAGACATCACCTTTTCGAAGTGATTTGAACCAAATTAATGCACGGTCATATCGATCCTGTCGAAGTTTAAACTCTGTCCCGGCATTACCTAAGACTAAAAAATGCCAGGCGGCGATATCTTTAATAAATGTTAGAAGTAAGCTATTTCGATTAGCTCCTTCTGCAGAAAAGATAGCATCCTTGTCATATGCTTCTAAATACCCTTTTGCTTCCTGCAGGGCAGAGTCTATTGCGGCAGTCATAATTGTCTCATCACCGCCTGATATTGCATCTACATTCTCTGAATAGAGATGCGTTTTCATTTCTTCATTACTTAGAAACATTATTGTCTGGATTAGAAGTGTCGTAGAAACATATTTTATCAAAGTCTTCACCTGCTTTTAAATGTCGTTTAAACAGCGATGATTTTTTACGCTCTTTAATATCTTCACGAGTCCATACATGATATTTATTACCAAAGAAGAAAACGCGGTACCTTTTGCCTGTCTTTGAATGAAGGCTGTTCGCTTTTTTAATTGCTGCTTGAAGCTTACTTTTTCTGCCGCAAAAGCGGATGTGAAGAATTGTGAGAAAATTACGAATATGTGACATGTTAATATCTTTTTGCGTTATTTGATTTATGACCTATTGCGATTGAGCCAGGGTTAATTTCTGCCAGCTTTTGGTTAATGATCCATACTCCGCCCTCAATGGCATCGCATCCGTCAGCAGCGTATGATAATTTTGGAGTAAGCAAAAGAAATTGATCATGTAGCCTGACAAAATGAGGGTTGTTCATCTCCTTTTCATTGAGAACAAGCTTGCCAAGCCTGTTAAGTGGTTCGAGATTACCTTCTATCCTGGAGAACTTGTCTGGCTTATTTCGGGTGTCCGGGATGATCCCTAAAAAACCTTTCTCTTTTGCTTCGTTTGCAAAAAGGCCTATGAACACTTGCTGATAAAATGGATCTTGTAGAGTGTTATTTTCAACATAATTATATAATTGTGACTTGTCTCCTACATAATCTTTAAGAGCATAATACCATTTTACAAAATCTGCATTTGTCACATGATCTAAAAAACCGGTTATGACATAATAGACACCATCTAAAAATCCAATAAGGAAGATTGTTTTCAGGGAGCCTTTTGGATTCTTACTATTGGATGGTGCCGGGTCTCCATATGCTACTACGAATTTAAATCTCTTCAGATCCGGAACTTTACCCCAATACATCTCTTTAAAAACGCTGCCTTCTGTAAGTGGCGTGTTCATATATTCTGCCTGGTATGCTGCAGTACTTATTTGGCTTTTTATTCTCGCAATATGCTCTGCAGTGTTCTTTTCTGGCCAGGTACTATTGCCTTCTTTGTCTTCAAGATTAACAATGTCTACGTAGTCTGCTTTTGACATCGCTCTGGCAACACAACAATCTTTCGCTATCAAGTTTCCGAGCCAAACTATTTGAAAAGGCTTATCTACCGCCCTTGTGGGATATACAGCTTTTTCAAACCACTTCCAGCGTTTCTCAATAATATCTGTATTAAGAACGTCCTGATCTGTGTCTATATCGGAAATAATTATTTTGTCCGGACGGATGTTTTCGTTTCGAGATCCACGCGGTGATTGATCTGCTCCAATAGCTAGAAAACTTGCGCCCTGAATAGTAGTAAAGTCTCCATAAGCCCAGCTTCCAGGCATTTGCTGAACGCCATAATCATTGATTATTCGTTCGTTCTTTGTGAGTTCTATTCGATATGGCTCTAAAAGTTCTGAAGCTTTGTCTGCAGAGTTTGAAATGAAGAGAATATTCTTTTTGACTCCTGTCAATGTTTGATATAGGGTTTCAAACATGCAAAGAGTGTCTTTTGCAAGTTCCCTGGCCCACACCCGGCTTTCGTACCACTCCGCATTTGCGAGAATTCTTTTGCTTGCTTTTTTGTGAAAAGGGGCAGAGGGTGCTGAGCAATATTTGGGAAAGTAATATTTCTTCCATGCTTCAAAATCGCCTTCCAGAGCCTTTATTCTTTTTTTGCGTTCGCTCTCTGTCTCATTCAGATCAGCATTAACTGAACTGAGAAAGTTTTTATAGTAACTATCCCAGCTTAATTTTGCTTGCCTGTCTGTTGTTTGTATTGCTGCCATTACTTTTTAAGAGCTTCCTTTATAAAGTCATCAATTATCATTGCAAGATCCTTTGCTTTTGTAGGGTCTATTGGTCGGAGCCAACTAAGTAAGCGTTTACTAACCTCTACGATGTCAGCAATAGATGCTTCACTTTCAAGAGTTTTGATTGCGTTTGCTAGTTTACTTATTGTATCTGCTTCTTTTGACGTTGGAAAACGAGTTCCTTCAGCTTTAGACATAATAGATGTGTTCAGTTCATCAAGCTGTAGATACATTCTTGACAACTGTGCCTCTCGCGTAACAAGCATTGACTGTTTTAACCTCTCCCACTCACCTTCCTTAACCCACTTGCAGATAGTGACTGTACTCTTGCCTGTTTTTTCTGCGACTTCTTTTTGTGATAGTCTTTCAGTGACAAAAAGCAGCTTTGCCCACTCCTTTAACTGATTTCCTTTTAATTCTGCTGACATCGTTCCTTTTTTTACAAAAGAAACTTTTTGACCCCTCAAATAGAAAAAACCTTGTAACGGTTACAAGGTTTGTTGTAACGGTTACAAGGTTTTTTGCTTTCAGGACATTTTTGCCTTTGTTTTGAAATCAAATGTTTTAAGCATGAAATCAACTCCATTTAACATCACAGCTGTGGTGTCAGGCCCTAAGGCAGAAGTACGCATAACCGGGGTAATCGGATGGGATACCGATTCTGAAACTTTCCGTCGTCAAATTGATGAAATAATTGCGAAAGGTATTACCGAGGTAGACATCTATATAAATACTACAGGGGGCTCCTGCTTTGATGCAAACGAAATCGTAAATATCCTTTCTCCATTTAAAATAAAGACTTGTCGCGGGGGTGCTCTGGTAGCATCTGCCGGAGCTTTTATTGCCTGCAGTTGTGATACATTCGAGATGCCCGAAAATGGCATGTTTATGATCCATAAACCGGCAGGAGGAGTAAGTGGCCAGTCGCAAGATTTGGAGTCTTACTTGAAGCTTTTGCGAGACATTGAAAAGGATTACAAGTCCCTATTCGCATCAAAGGCAAAGGACAAAAAAGAATTTGAGAAGAACTGGTCTGGTTCTGCAGATTGGTGGATGACAGCTAAAGAAGCCCTGGTAATGGGTTTTGCAACTTCAATCAAAGAGAAGGTTGTGTATGATCAGGAGATGACCTCTTTATTAAAAGCTTCAGGATGTCCGGTTAATAAGCTCACAATTTTAAACCAAAATAATACTCACATGAATTTACTTGAATCTCTAAGAAGTTTGTTCGGTCTGTCAGATACAGCCGACGAACAGGCCGTGATTGGCAAAATTAAACCGCTTCAGGATAAAGTGACAGCACTTGAATCTGAAAAGGCAGCCCTTCAGACAAAAGTCGATGGCTACGTAACAAAAGAAAAGGCAGTCCAAAAGGCTGAGGCCACTGACCTTATTACTGCAGCGCTGCGTGATGGCAGAATCAACGCCGAGGGAAAGGCATCATTTGAAGCATTTTTCAACTCAGACCATGAAGGTGCTAAAACAGCTCTTGCTGCAATTCCTGTAAGAACACCTGTGTCAAACAAGATTGAAACACCGGCTCAAACAGCTGACAAATTTGTCAAAATGAGTTGGGACGAACTCGACAAAGCAAATCTACTTGCATCACTCAGAACAACAGATTTTGACCTCTTCAAAGAGAAGTTCAAAGCAAAATTTGGTAAAGAGTACGCAGAGTAAGCATTTCTGCTCCTTGAAAAATATTGAATTATTAACAAATCAACTAATCAATTTATAATCTAATGAAAAAATTTATTGTAGCGTTTATAAGCGCAATTTTATTCAACGTCATAGCCGGCTCAACTATTGCTTTTGCCGCTGGCGTTAACCCTGCTTGGGTAATTGGCCTGGGAACAGCGGCAACAGCATTGGTTAAGATGCCGGCTGGTGTAGCAGTTATGGCAGTTCAAAAAGAGATCTGGCTTAATACAGTTATTGAAGGTCTATTTGCGGACAACAGTTTTTTGTCAAAAGCATTTTCTGCGGATGAGTTCGTAGAGCAAGGCAAAACTGTTCACATTCCGAATGCCGGGAGCGGTTCTGCAACAAAGAAAAACAGAACAGAGTTTCCTGCAACTGTTTCAGCAAGAACAGATATTGACTTAACTTTTAATCTTGACGAGTTTACTACTGATCCAATTCGCATACCGCATGCAGATACAGTTGAACTGTCATACAATAAAAGAGAATCAGTTATCCGCACTGACCGCGCTACTCTACAGGAAGAAGTTGCAGAAAGCATCCTGCTCTCATGGATGCCTGCAATTGCGAATGCGATTAGAACAACAGGTGCCGCTGTTGCAGCTCATACACCTGATGCTACAGGAGAAAGAAAAGCCTTTACAAAATCAGACGTGAAAGCACTGATGCTAAAGTTCAATAAACAGAACGTGCCATCTATAGATCGCTATTTGTTACTTGACGCAGATATGCATTCTCAACTTCTTGACTCGCTGACCGCTAATGAAGCACAAGCATTCCATGCAGGTGTTGATATTGCAAATGGAGTGGTTGGCAAACTGCATACATTCAATATAATGATGCGTAGTCGTGTTGGTGTATATACAGCTGCCGATGCCCCAAAAGCATGGAGTGTTGCTGGTGCTGCCGGAGATAACGCTGCCGCTCTCGCATGGCATTTTAACAGTGTTTGTCGTGCAAAAGGCGAAATAAACATGTTTGAAAAGGAAAATGATCCTACCTACTACGGAGATCTTTATTCCTTCTTGCTTCGCGCTGGAGGACGTCCAATGAGAAATGACGTTGCCGGTCTATGTGCAATTGTTCAGGATGTTGTGCCTGCAGGCTAAAAATTGAGTCATGAAGCAAGTTAAATACCTTGTAATTCATTGTACAGCCACACCAGAGGGCCGAGAAGTGTCAGCGGATGAAATACGCCGCTGGCACCTATCCCCGCCACCACAAGGTCGAGGCTGGAAGCAAGTAGGCTATACCGATATGATTCATTTAACCGGAATAGTTGAACGACTTGCTGAAAACAATGAGGACAACATAGTAGATTCTTTCGAAATCACTAATGGTGTTGCAGGTTATAATAGTGCTTCAAGACACATAGTTTATGTTGGAGGGGTGAGCAAACGTGGCGTGACAAGTGATACAAGAACCTCTGCTCAAATAGATTCTCTCACAAGATACGTGAAAGAGTTTATTACAAGATTTCCAGAGGTTAAAATCGCCGGACATAATCAGTTTGCTCCTAAAGCATGTCCATCATTCAATGTTCCAGCATGGCTTCAATCAATAGGATTTACACGCCATGACCCTGCAAGATTTCATGACATACTTTCTCACGCCGGCTGTCGCGGCTATAAGTTGGTTAGCGGCTCGCTTTGTAGAGAAACGAAAGCGGAATAATGACTTTATCTCAGAGTTGCAGAAAACTATTGATGTATTGGTTGCAAAATACACCGAAACATTACAGGAGTTAGTTGCTCTCAAAGGCCAAAACGCTCAGCTTCTTGCCGGTCAGGTGCAGATGGAGATCCAGATGAAGCAGCTGAAAGAAGAGAACGCTAAGTTTCGCGAAGAGATTGAGCGACTTAATGAAATGCTCACAAATATAAAGTCTATAAGAGTTTCAAAATGAAAAAACAGGTATTGTTTATAGTTCTATTAGTGATTTCTTCTTGCGCAACGCAAAAGAAGATCACTGAACGTATTCCTGTAATTAAAGAGCGTATAGTTGAGAAGCTTGTTCCTTATGTTATTCCAAGCGACTCAGCAGCAATTCGTGCAAGATTCTATTGCGATTCTCTTAATCAAGTTCGATTAAGAGATTTTAATGAGCTTAAAAGTGCCGGTGTTGCTTCTGACTTTTCTTTTTCGAATAATGAGCTCAAATACAGTGCTAAGGCGATACACGACACTTTGTATCTCATTGAGAAAACTATTGACAGAGAAGTACCGGTTTACATTGAAAAGCCGGTTGTTACTAACAAACTCACCAATTGGCAGAAAAAACAAATATGGGCCGGGAGATTTCTATTTGCCCTGGTCTTTGTGTGGTTGCTCTCAAAGCTTAATTGGAAAAGTATTATTTCATCAATTATTAAACTAATCAAAAAATAAAAAGTTATGGCAGAAAGAATTATAGCCAAAGCCCGCGTTGCGGGTATCGACTTTGCAGATGTGATTGCATCTGCAGCAGGCATTGCTACCGCAGTATGGGAAGAGCAGCCTGTAACTCTTCGCGACGACGAAGTGTCAATCGTAGAAGGTGATCCAACAGAAGATGAGATTTATTCTCATGAAAACGATGCTGCTGAAGACTATGACGCATCAGGTACTGGCGTTTCGGCAACAGGTTCATTCATTAAGGCTACTTATGACCAGATGGCTGCCCTGATGGGTGGTTCTGTAACAGGTGAGGGTGCTGCTGCACAGTATTTCCACTCTGCAAAAAAACTCATTCTTTCAAAAGCTATCCGCTTCAGACTTAAAAATGGTGGCTCAGTAATCATTCCAAACGCGAAAGGATTTGTTCAATTAAACCTTAACGCAGGATTTGACGGAGTACTTAAGCATCCATTCCGTTTCAAAGCACTGGCTTCCGGAGTTAAAGACGCAGCTGATCAACCTGTCGACATCATTATTGATTAATCATGGACGAGCAGCACATACAATTACAAGCTGCC